TTTCAGACCACAAAGCAAATGTTACAAGCGGCGATGGAGATGGAGCAATTCATCAAAACTCAGGATGCAGAGGTTGCATTTTTCGGTGATGGTCTGATGCAAGAGACCGCAATTCAACTAAGGGGCTAATATGAGAAACGAAGGCGCTGGCTGGACAGATGAGAATTTTGCAGACAACAACCGGGGAAAGATGCACATTTTCTTTCATGCGGTACAAGTTCAAAACAACCACAAAACCGCACTAGAAAAGCGTCCAATCTTTGAAGAACGCATTTTTATCAAAAAACTTGTGCCCGGTGACTCGACTTTGGTGGTTGACCGCCCTATGCGAATGCAAGACATGGAAGATTTCCCTGTGGAATGGGCGCGATTTGAGCAAAAGAAAGAGCAAAAAGTCACGGGCACGCCTATTGATGCGTGGATGGCAATTTCTGAGACCCAAAAGGCCGAATTTAAGGCTTTGCACATTTTCACCATTGACCAGTTTGCCCAGCTTGCAGACTCGGCTGGCAACAAAATCATGGGTTTTAACGAATTAAGGTCTAAAGCACGGGCATTTATAGACGCTGCCCAAGATTCTCAGTTGATGGACAAGATTCGCGCCGAAACCGATGAAAAATTGCAGGCCCAAGAGGTTGAAATGGCGAAACTCCGTGCGATGATTGACGAATTGTCAGCAAAGAAAGCTGGCAGACCCAAAAAGGAATTGGTGGAATAGATGTCCTACACATTATTGGAGTTGGTTGATCAAGTCTCGGGCGAACTCGGGTTAGTTCAACCGACCTCAGTAATTGGGTCAGCTACCAACCAGACACAGCAAATTCTTGCCTTGGCCCAGCGCCTTGGTAAGGATTTGGTAAGGGATTTTGAATGGCAACGTTTGGTGCAAGCGTACATCTGGCAAACCCAGACAGCGATTACCACCACGGGCAACATTACCGCAAACAGTAGCGTTATTACCGCAATCCCCACCACGGCGGGATTACAAGTTGGTAATGTGGTAACGGGTACGGGTCAAGCGGCATTTGCTGAGATTTTGACCATTGACAGCAACACGCAAGTGACGCTGAATATGCCTGTAACCACTAGCACGGCCTCGGTTAGCCTGACATTTGCCAAACAGGATTACGATTTACCCGCTGGGTATGACCGCATGATTTCAGACACAAACTGGGATCGGACAGACCATTGGCGCAATCTGGGGACTAAATCAAGTCAGGATTGGCAATTCTTGCAGGGCGGCATTATCAGTATCGGGCCACGCGAGCGCTATCGAATTTACAACAACAAATTCCGAATATTCCAAGCCCTGACCACAGTCTATAACTTTTCGTTTGAGTATGTTTCAAATTATTGGGTTTGTGCGGCTGGGTCAAGCGTTGGGTCAAAAGCGGCATATACAGCAGATAGTGATACCTGTATTTTCCCCGATGACCTGATGATGGCGGGATTAAAGTTCTATTTCTTGAAGGCCAAAAAACTGGACTTTGGTGTAGAACTGGGTGAATTTACCCGTGCGCTCAGTTACTCAAAGGCGCAAGATGTGCCTGTATCCAGCATGAGCCTAGCCCCAGTTGGAATGAACCAATTGGTAGGCCCGTGGAGTGTGCAAGATGGTAACTGGCCCACAGTCTGATGCTGAATCAATTTAGTCGATTTGGGAAGATGCGTACTCAAGCGAGTACAACTGTAAGCATTCCCGCGCCTATTGGGGGATGGAACGCCCGAGATTCGCTAGGTGCAATGGCGGTAGAAGATGCGGTAACCCTGACTAATTGGTGGCCCGGTACTAACTCGGTCATTCTTAGAAATGGTTATACAAAGTACGCCACGGGCTTTACGGGACAAGTTGAGACTGTAATGGCCTATTCTGGCGGAGCAACTAATAAGCTGTTTGCCGCTGCCACAACCAAAGTTTACGACATTACAAGCGGTGGTGCTGTGGGGTCACCAGACTTAACCAGTTTGACTAATGCGCGGTGGCAATACGTGAATATGCGTACCACAGCCGGGTCATATCTGATGATGGTTAACGGCGCTGACAAGCTGAGATTTTATGATGGGTCTGCTTGGCACAAGGACGGGGATGGCGCTGGGTGGGACATAACCGGGGTGGATACCTCAACTTGCGTCAACATTAGCCTGTTTAAAAACCGGGTTTGGTTGGTGGAAAACGCCTCAATGAAGGCTTGGTATCTTCCAATTAATTCAATTGCTGGGGCGGCTACAGCGCTAGATATGAGCAGTCTGGTGATGATGGGCGGCTACATCATGGCGGGGATGAACTGGACGCTAGACGCTGGTTATGGCATGGATGACTATCTGGCCTTCATAACCAGCAATGGTGAGGTTTTGGTATGGCGACTGATTGACCCCACCACCCCAACAGGCATTAGCTTGATCGGGGTCTACAACATTGGTGCGCCTATAAATCGGCGGTGCTGGGTAAAGTTCGGCGGGGATTTGTTGATCATCACGCAAGATGGTGTAGTGCCCATGTCGGGTGCGTTGCAGTCATCCAGACTTGACCCGAGGGTAAGTATCACCAATAAGATTCAGTATGCCATGAGCGCGGCTATATCGACTTATGGGGCTAATTTTGGGTGGCATTTGCTGTATTACCCAAAAGAAAACCAGTTGATTCTTAACGTGCCGATTGCCGAGGGTAGCCAGCAACAGCAATATGTGATGAACAACATCACGAAATCTTGGTGTAATTTTACGGGCTGGAACGCTAATTGTTGGGAACTCTACGAGGATAATCCTTACTTTGGCGGGGACGGGTTTGTAGGTTTGGCATGGGATGGGACTGTTGACGATACAGACAGCATCCAGAGTTTTGCCATTCAGAGTTTTCAGACCTACGGCGTACCCTCACAAAAGCAATGCCAGATGATCAGGTTTCACCTATTCACCAATGGGTCACCAGCACTTTACGGCAACGTAAATGTGGATTACAACTTGTCCGATTTGAGTGTGCAATTGGGCACTACGGCACAAGAATATGGTTTGTGGGATGTGGCGCTGTGGGATCAAGCAAATTGGGGTGCTGGATTGATGCCAAGCGCCGAATGGCAAGGTGTAACTGAGATTGGCTACACATTTGCCCCGGTGATCAAAACAGCGACAAACGGGATTCAAGTTCAATGGGTAGCGTCTGACTTGGTTTTCCAAGGCGGCGGCACTTTGTAAGGGGATATAAATGCAATTATCAGAAAAAGCACAACAACTACGTTCTAAGGGCCGAGGCGGGGATACTATCCTTGCCCACATAAACCCCACAGAGGCGGCAATGTTGAAGGCTATGGGCGGGTCTGGAACGACTAACCCCAAGACGGGTTTGCCTGAGTTTGGTTTTTTTGATAACCCAATTGGCGCTGTAACTAACTTTATTGCCGCACCATCTACCGCTTTTGCTGGTACATCTACCCCTGCTGCGCCAGCTACGCCCGATTTTACGGCGGCGGCTAATGCTCAAGGAGTGGCTAATTTAGAGGCTGCAAGAACAACCGCAAAATTATCTAATCCAAATATTGTTAATCCTTACGGGACGCAGACTGTTACTTATGCCAATGATCAGCCGACAGTAACCCAGACGCTAAACCCAATGGCGCAAAAGGCGCTGACTTCCCAACAAAGTCTGCAAGCAAACATGGCAGATTTGGCTAATACTGGATATGCCAATGCTTTCGGGGTGTTAAGCAAACCTTTTTCCTTTGGTGGGCCAGCCGTTCAGACTTCTTTGGCATCACCGGGAACATTGCAAGCTGGGCCTACAGGCGGTCAATATGGCACGGCTGGCGGTGTAGACGCAAGTAAATATGGCACGGCAACGGGTGGCGTAAATGCACCTAATTTGCAAACTAGCCTTGATTTAAGCGGTGTAGCCAAGATGCCTGTAAACGCTGGAATGACGGCGCAAGAGGCAATTATGGCCCGTCTTGAACCTACCTTGGCAAGAAACCGGGTTAGCACAGAAACCCAATTGATCAATCAAGGCTTGCGTCCCGGTACAGAGGCATACGATAACGCTGCTCGAATCCTTGGACAACAAGAAAACGATCAGCGCACACAAGCGGCTTTGCAAGGCATTAACCTTGACATGAGCGCCAACCAACAAGGTTATGGTCAAGCATTGAATACTGGTAACTTTGCCAACACCGCCAATCTTGCCGGGTTTGGTGCTGGTCTACAAAACCAACAAGCCGCCAACCAAGCCATTGCACAAAACTTTGGTCAAGGTACTACTGCCCAACAACTGCAAAATCAAGCAATTGGGCAAAACTTTGGTCAAGGTCAATCGGCGGCACAAGCCAACAATGCAATGGTTGCTCAACAAGCAAACCAAAATATGCAACAAGGCCAATTTGCCAACACCGCCCAACAGCAAGCAATGGCCCAAGCGTTAATGCAAAGACAATTGCCGATCAATGAGATTTCTGCAATTACAGGTCAAGCTCAAATACAAAACCCACAGTTTGCCGCTTATCAGGGAACGAACATTGCGCCAGCACCAATTGCAAATGCGGCGGCACAAACGTCAGCATTCAATCAAAATTTGTATAACCAACAAATGAATGCGGCAAACGTAAACACGGCTGGTATGTATCAACTTGGTTCATCATTGCTGGGAAGATAAAAAATGGCTGATATAAATTTATCCCCATATAGCGCAGAATCCGATGCGATTGCGCGCAAATTGCGTATGGCTGAAATGCTTAATCAGCAGGCCATGCAACCAATGGAAATACCGCAACAAATGGGTGTGCCCATTAGTCATTTTGCTGGTTTAGCAAAAATGCTGCAATCTTACAAAGGCGCACAAAAAGAAAAAGAAGCTAAAGACGAGGCCAAAGCATTAGCGGAAAAGTACCGGGAACAAAGTCAAAATGAGGTTGCGTCATTTCTTGATGCTATACAAGGTAAAAAAGAAATTGCAGGGCAATTTATTCCTCAACAAAACTTTACCCCAAGCGGTGCTGATTTGGTTCAAGGCCCAGAGGCCGCGCCATTGCCTAGAAATGATATGGGCGAGGTTGTTCAACAAACTTATTACAAACAAGCAGAACCCGCTGTAGCACCTGATATGCAAAAAGCCCTAGCGGTTGCATTGGGTGCACAGGCTAACCCAACCATCCAAGCGGCTGGCGGGGCTTTGCTTAGTAGTTTGATGAAACCAGCAGAATCAGCGTTTGCCAAACTTAATCCCAAGGATTACACGGCTGATTCAGTCAAAATGTTTATGGCTACTGGTGGCAAAGATTACAGTCTTTTAAAACCGCTTGAAAAATTAATGACAACTGACACAAATGGCGTAATACAAGGAAGAAATCCTTACACATTTGAGCCTGTTGGCCCAGCAATATCAAAAGAAATTGACCCTGCAACAGTTGCGCGACTTAAACAAGAGCGCGAATTGTCAGATCGTGCATTTGGTCAACTTAGCGCCAATCAACGGGCGCAATTGGCTAATGACGCTGCGCGAATTGGAATTAGCGCACAAGAACTGTATTTTAATACGGGTATGCAAGCTGGCAGAGCGCCTACAAGCGCCCCAATGGGTCAACCGATGGGTGCGCCTATGGGTCAGCCTACAGGTGCGCCTAGCGCCCCTGCTGGTGCGCCTATGGGCCAAACTGGTTACACGCCTTTTGGTCAAACGCCGCTAACGCCAAAAATGCAACAAGATGTGGCTAAAGCCGCCGCAATAGAACAAATTGTGCCCAAGCCTTTGACTGAATCACAAGGCAATGCCACGGCGTATGGTATGCGTATGGCAGAGGCCAACAAAATTATCACCGATTTGGAAAAGCAAGGTGTAACCAACACGGGCGCAATTCGTTCAGCTATTAGCGGAACAGTCGGTTTAACGCCATTTGTGGGTGAAAAACTAAGCGAAGGTGTAAGCGCAGCCATGAACCCATTACCGGGGATTATGGGTGGGCCAAGTTCAGAACAACAGCAAGTTGATCAAGCGCGTAGAAACTTTATTACCGCTGTGCTACGCAAAGAATCTGGGGCTTCAATTAGCCCGTCAGAGTTTGCCAATGAAGAGAAAAAGTATTTTCCGCAAGCCGGGGATACAGCAAACGTAATTGCACAAAAGCAAGCGGCAAGAAATCTAGCGATTCAAGCCATGACTGTGCAAGCTGGGCCACAAGGCGCAAGACAAATTTCTACGTCTAATGCAAATGATCCATTAGGTCTTAGACCAAGGGGGCAATAATGGCAACCTTTGAGGAAGTTCGCGCTCAATTCCCCCAATATAACGACATTCCTGACGTTCAGTTAGCGGATGCGTTGCATCAAAAATTCTATGCGGATATTCCCAAACAGCAGTTTTATCAGCAAATAGGATTGCCATCCGAAAGGATGATTCCCGGCAATGAAAACATGATCACATTGCCTAAGAAAGAACCTAGTTTAAAAGACAGGTTATTGGGCGTTGTTGAAACCCCTGCAATTATTGCTGGTGAAATTGGCAAAATGGTTGCTACACCGCTTGCAAGTATGTACGGGCAAGCTGTGGGCGGTTATGGCACACCACAAGGCCGTGCCGCTGGACAAGCCGCAGCGCAAGAAATGGCTGGTCAGTTTTACCAACCCAGAACCGAAACAGGCCCGGATATTGTTGGTGCAATGAGTAAGGCATTAGGCGCGTTGCCACCGACATTAGGTAGCACCGGGTCAACATTGCAAGCATTGACAGGCCCAGCCGCCGGACAAACCAGAGCGCTATTACAGCGTGGGGCAACAATTACAACTGAAAACCCAAATGTGCAAAAGATGGCGGCATTGCTTAAACCGCAAGAACCTCAAATGCCGGGCATGGGTGCGGCCTCTACCAATGAGGCATTGTTACGCGCAGAACGGGCACAAACACAAAATATTCCTTTAACCAAAGGTGAGCAATTAAAAGACTTTGGTCAATTGCAATTTGAATCCGATATTGTCAAAGAAAAGCCAGAATTGGCTAAAGCACTATTGCAATTTAAAGAAGGCCAAAAGTCACAGATACTTAACCGCTTTGATCAACTGGCAGAAGAAACGGGAACACGGGAAGTTCCTTATATGTCCAACTTTAGAAATGTGGGCAGGGTTGTTGACAAGAATTTGGTTAAACAGTTTGAAGACAAAAAACAGTTAGTTGACACCGCATATCAAGCGGCCCGAGATGCTGGGGAAACCAAGCAAGTGGTCAGCACCGCGCCTTTAGAGCAATGGCTAGAAACTAACGCCGGAAAAGCTATTTCTGTCCCAGAAATTAACTCTATTAAAGCAGACCTAAATACATTGAAAAAAGTCAAAAATGGTCAAGTAACTATTGATGATTTGGAAGAATTGTATAAATCTGCTGGTCAATTAGGTGAACCGGGCAAAGCGTCTGGTTTGTTTATGAAAGAGGTCAAAGGCGTAATTAACAACATGACAGAGGGCGCTGGTGGTGATCTTTATCGTGCCGCTAGAAAACAACGTGCTGAGTTAGGCAAAGACTTTGAGAACACCTATAGAGTAGCCAAATTGTTGGGCACTCGCGGGGGTTACGCTGATCGTGCTGTGGCCCTTGATGATGTGTTTGGGCACGTTGTTTTGGATGGTTCGTTAGAAGAAATGCGAACTGTTACAAAGCTACTTAAAAAGGGTGGCCCAGAAGGGCAACAAGCCTATGCCGAATTGCAAGGCCAAACCATCCAATATTTAAAAGATCAATTGCAAAAAAATGCAAGCGGTGATTTGTCGTTTGCCAAGTTAAAAACTGCCATTGATACATTGGACAAAGAAGACAAGTTAGCCTATATGTTTGGCAAACAAGGACGGCAAACTTTGATTGATGTAAAAGACGCTGTAGCAGATGCCTTGGTTAAACCACCGGGAACAGTTAACTATTCCAACACGGGTAATGTTGTTATCAGGGGTTTGGATAAATTGGCAAAACTCAATTTTCCACTTGCAAAAACCGCATCAGAATTTGCAGAAAATCAGCAAGTAAAAAAACAAGTTCAAGAATCCATTAATTACAATGCGTTGGTTGACGCGCTCACAAAGTAAGGTAAATCATGTCCTACAACGGCTCTGGAACATTCCAAATCAACACATCTGGGCAACCAGTAGTAACGGGCACATCCATCAGCAGCACAGTTTTTAATGCGCTGACTGCTGACCTTGCCACGGGTTTATCGACTGCCATTACCAAGGATGGGCAGACCACTACCACGGCGCGGATTCCCTTTGCATTGGGCATTAACTCTACGTTGGTGACAGATGCGACAAACACCACATCTGGGTCAATTATTACGGCTGGTGGTGTAGGCATAGCTAAAGCTGTATTTGTTGGCACAACATTAAATGTTGCTGGCGCATCAACAATGACAGGCTCAATTGCCGTTGATAGCGTTACCGATTCAAGTAGCACTACTACAGGCTCAATTCAAACTGATGGCGGTGTAGGCATAGCCAAAGCGCTGTATGTGGGCACTACGGCTAACGTAGCGGGTATTGCCACACTTACATCTAATCCTGTGCTATCTGCTGGCACAGCCAATGGCGTAGCTTATCTCAATGGCTCAAAAGCGCTGACTACGGGTAGTGCGTTGGTGTTTGACGGGACAAATTTCAGCACTACAGGGACGATAAAAGGTGCAACTACTTTTGGCGTTGGCAACGCAACCCCATCAACCTCTGGTGCTGGCATCACCTTCCCCGCAACTCAATCAGCATCAACTGATGTAAACACTTTGGATGATTATGAAGAGGGGACTTGGTCTAGTGCCGTAACCAATGCGGCAAACTTAACAGGTACAGGGTCGCTTGATAGGGCTGTCTATACAAAAATAGGCAGGCTTGTGACAATCGTTGGTCGCATCACGGGACAAACGATTACAACTGTCACAACTGGCACAGCGGCAGGACTGACACTTCCCTTTGCCATGATTGCAACCGACTCTATTGTTATGGGGACATGCAGGGGTTCTACTTCAACTGAAATGATTGGTATTATTCTTGATGCTACTGGAGCTGATGCGACAAGCGTCAACCTTAATTTCCCCGCCGCCCAAATTACAGCAAATGGAGCAGCAACTTTTTCGTTTTCATTAACTTACCAAGCATCAGCATAAGGAGCAATCATGTCAATCACCAAATCAACCACTGTTGACCAAATTACCGTTATCGAAAACGGCACTGTGCTGTACCGTGAAGCCACCCGCATCATGGAAGACGGCAATCAATTGAGCCAAACCTTCCATCGCACAAGCCTCACTCCAGGTCAAGACTTGACGGGTCATCCTGCCAATGTCGTTGCAATCTGCAATGTGGCTTGGACTGCTGAAGTCATTGCGGCTTATCAAGCGCAACTGGCGGCGCAAGCTGAAAGCATGGCATCGTAATGTCTGACAGCACAGAGACTCGTTTAGCGGTGCATGAGGCGGTATGTTTGGAAAGATATAACGCCATTGACCGATCATTGAGGGACGGCGATAAACGCATGACAAAAATAGAAGTGCTTTTGTATGTGCTGATCGTTGCTGTGCTGTTTGGGCCGGGTGTAGCTGGCGAATTTGTCAAAAAGATTTTGGGGATATGAAATTGACCCAATTACAGCGTTTGCCTTATGCAAAGGGGCGTATGAGGGCATAAAAGGTTGTGTAGCTGTATATCAGGACTTGAAGAAAACCGGGTCTGATTTATCCAAAATTACAAGCGAGGTAGGCGGGGCTTTATCATCGTTTTTTAAGGGTCAGGCAGAACTTGAATCAAGCCATGAAAAAGCCGAGGTACAACGTGAGGAAAACAAGCGCAAAGGAATCAAAGACGATCTAGCCACCCAAGCCATTGATAACGTAATGTACCTGCGGCAAACCAAGCAGTTTTATGCCGATCTTGAGAGAATGGTGCGCTGGGAGATGGGACAACCTGATCTTTGGCGTGAAATTGTAGAAGAGTATCAAAGGCTACTTGAGCAAAAGGCCGAGGACAACGCAAGGGAACTGCACAAAAAACGGGTGGCTGAATGGCGGCGACAAAGGTTAAAAAACAAAATACTGGACAGGGCGCTGGAAACGGGGCTGGTTCTTTTCGTAGCCGCCTACCTGATTATCCTGATGTGGATGATCAGTCTGCATCACAAGGGCCGTCTGGCTACGTTTTTGTCCTGATACTTTTTGTCATTGTTTTTGCGATGTTGTTGCCGCTGATTGGCATGATGTACGTGGATACTATGGTGACCAAGCGCGAGGCCAAAGCCCAGATGGAAAAAGTGGAAAAATTGCGAAAGCAAATTGAAAAGGAAAGAAAAAATGCTAACCCTGTTTTCAAGCCTAATTAGTTTTTTGATGGGCGGTTTGCCCAAGATACTTGACTTCATACAAGACAAGTCTGACAAAAAGCATGAACTCGCATTAGCCGCGATGCAAACAGAAAGGGAACTGACCCTTAAAAAAGCCGGGTTAGAGGCCCAAGAGCGCATCGAGCATATCCAGACCGAGCAAATCCAGATTACCGCTGATGTGCAAATGGTTCAAGCGCAAATGCAAGAGCGTCAAGCCCTGTACGCGCACGATATAGCCTTGGGGCAGGGTGCATCTACATGGGTTATTAACATGAGGGCTGCGACCCGTTCAGTCATCACTTACGGGATGTTTGTGATGTTTATGTTTGTCGAGGTGTTTGGGTTTTATTACGCATGGCACACCGGGGTGGCCTTTGACGTTGCTCTTGATCAATTGTGGGATGACGATACACAAATTATCTGGTCATGTATCGTTAGCTTTTGGTTTGGCGGTCAAGCATTTGCCAAGAAATAGGGGCTTGATTTGGTCTTTAACTGGGCGTAGAAGAAAGCCAGAAAACTCTACGCATCGACATCCTCAAATGCTGGCTTAACACCCCAAATAAATATAGCATGAACATTAGCCCTAAAGCTATTGAGATGATCAAGCATCATGAAGGCGTGAGGTTTAAGCCTTACCGCTGCCCAGCAAAACTATGGACAATAGGAGTAGGCCATGTTTTATACCCAGATCAAGGAAAAATGCCGATTGATCAAAGAGACAGTTATGGGTTACGCCCAGAAGATAATCGGACGTTTTCAGCGGATGAAGTAGATGGAATTCTTAGAACCGATTTGCAACGTTTCGAGCGCGGGGTGCGTCTTTTCTGTCCTGTCAATCTTACACAAGGTATGTATGACGGGCTTGTTAGCTTTTCTTTTAATGTCGGTCTGGGGACACTCCAGCATTCAACGCTACGCCAAAAGGTGCTACGAGGCGATAAAACGGGCGCTGGTGAGGAATTCTTAAAATACTGTATGGCAGGGGGCAAAGTCTTAAAAGGCTTGCAAAACCGCCGTATTGACGAGCGAGCGCTATTCCTCGGCCCATAACAGAATTTGGACAAATAGCCACCCGGCAACAATTGTGATTGCGCCGCCCAAACTCAAAAGCAAAAATATCTCAATCACAGACACCCCGCATTTCCCAGCCCATTAAAAAATAATTCCAGCGCATTATCATGTTTTGATGGGTAAACTTTTCCCCGTCCCACTCTAATTCTTTTTCTGAATAACCCTTGCCTGTCATGAGAGCAATAAAGACTTGTCTGGCTTTCATTGATTGCGCTCCTTCAATTTGCCTTCTACTTCACGGGCAAGCATGTGTGCCGATGTGTAGTTGATGTTGTCAATCTCCTCATCCGTCAGCGGCTTGCGCTGTGGTGGGAGGGTGTAGAGGGGAATCGGAAAGCATTTGTGGTCGTTGTTGTCGCTGACATTGCCATCGGCATCCATCCACGCCACAGGCTCTTGCTCTGGCTGTGCCAAGGCTTCTTTAATGGCGGTGATGGCTTTGTCCCATCTGGCAACAGGTGGACACTTTGCCCAATCATGGTTTTGGTCTTTTTTTGGGTGATGAAAATTATTGCATTCAACAGTTACAGATTCCATCGCCTCAAGCGCCAGCTTCAATGCTTCTTGTGTCATTTCTTCATACCCCTGATATACATTGAAAATGATTCAACAGTAGACCGACCAAACGGCCCTGCAAATTTTGTTTCCAAATGCTGTGCTATTTCTTCAATAACGTCATTGCGTATCAAATGAGCAAATTCAGCCGGGTGGGTTTGCACATCCTCATGGGCTATTTTTGCAATTTGATGTTTGCGTGAACCCTGCATAGACCAATATCCTTGGCGTTTTGCAAGGTCATCAAAAGCCTCGTCCTCTAAAGTCATGCTATATCTCCCAAAATGCGCCATTCCCGTTCTTGGCGGTTTGATTTAGATTTGACTGTTTTGCCTGTCAATCCAATAAACCCTAGTGTTTCCAATTCTTTCAAACGCCGTGCCACTTGATTGCCATCCAACCCTGTGTGGGCGGCGATGCCGTCTTTACCTTGCGGCCCGTGCTGGGTAAGACAAGCCACAATTTGTAGCCCGTGCTTGTTAGCCAATTCCTTGGCGTTGTCCGCTGCCTCAAAAGAGGTCAGCGGGTCAGATTTACGCACTCTTGGAAATATAAATTCAAACATGATCAAAAAGGCATATCGTCATCGTTATCTGCTGGCAAACCCTGCAATTTGGGTTCGTAAGGGCGTGGGTCATTGATGTATGCCCAGCCGTCCCACCCGTTTTCTTTAAGAGGAATAACGTCCAGTTTTAGCATATCGCCATTTTTGGTGTCAATGATTGACCCAATGCGCTGATAACGGTTCTTGGTCTGACCTTCTTTGTTGGTGTACTGACCGACAATTGCGGTAATTTCTTTTTTGATCTTGCTCATGGTTGGCTTTCTATGTATTGGTTTAACTGCTGAACTTGTGAATCTACTTCGGCTAAGAATTTAACAATCTCGGCCTCCATCTCGGTGATAAATGCGTTATCCCGTGGGATACGGGTGACAAATAGCTGTGCTTTGGGTGGCATTCTGGGGTCAAACACACAGTAATCGTTAAACTTGCGCCCAGTACAAGCCATTTGAAATTGCATTTGTGCAAAATACTTGGCGGGTACTTTTTGGGTTAGCAAGGTCTCCAGCATTCCCTTGCTTTCGGGACATTTGATTTCTACCATGCCATCGTCCCCAACAAGGCCATCAGGGGACGCACCAGCCATGTCAATCGTTGGGTGAGGTATGAACCCCACTTCTTCCACCATAACGCCTTGTGCGGCCTCATACGCGGCCCGTGCAAATGGTTCTTGTTCAACCCCCCATTGCATAGCCTGAGAGGTAAACCCCTCAGCTTTGGTCTGAGTGATGCGCTCAAGGACTAATTGGGTCATGTAGCTATCCCGGCTTGCCGAGTAGCCTGTTTTGGTTTTAGCCATAACATCAGCGACTCGGCTGGCGGTTACCTTGCCCAGACGGGCGGTAAACCATTCCTCGGTGCGTTGTTCATCCATTTTTTAAACCCACTTTCATTGCATAAGCAATTTCTTTTTCTAACAATTTTGTAATAATGTCTGTTACTGTGCAATCTTCTTCAATTGCCATTAATTTAATTTGCTTGTGCAAATCCTCGCGCAAATTAATAGTTAAACGGCGATGCCCCTCTGGGGCGTAAAAAATACGGGCTGGCTCATTCATTTGTTTTCTCCTTTTTAGCTTTTTCAATGCGGTCTGCTTTGGCTTTGATGACCTTGGCAATCCCAGCCTGATCACCTTGGCAAGCCTCATAAGCGGCTTTGTAGGCGGTTTGCAATTCCTCTTTGTTGGCGCTGGCATCGATGGCGGCGATGTGGTCTGCCATCATTCCAGCGTCTATCTTAGGGGTGGGGCGGCTGGCGGCTACACCATCATCATCATCTGGGGCGAGGCCAGAGGCGGTCAAAATCGAATATCTGCGAGCGTAGGTCAAGGCCGAGCCAAAACCCATTGCATCGTGCTTGCTTGCCGGGACATGAAGTAGACCGCAC